TCCCCTCACTGCCAACCATCTGTTTTCCCAAACTGCCTTCATACCTACAAATACTTCGTCTTTTACTATTGAAGCAGTTTGTGATTTAGTAAATAAACCTTTTGTGAGTTCTGGAATTGCGAATAAGCCTGCCGCTACAGCCATAATTTGTATACCGTCTTCTAAATAAAACCAACCTAATGTATACCTAGCTTCATTAGTCTCTGGGTCAGTGCCTACCATACCAATAAAGATACCAAAGGCTATAGCCAAGATACTACGAATCCAATTTTTTGTGCTTAAAAAACCTACAGTCGCTAACGCTAACATGGTAAATGCCCACAGTTCGGGGATACCAAGTATCATTATCAAGTTTGTATACCAAGGGAAAAGTAAAAAGACAAGACAACCCCAGATGAGACCATTTACGGTAGAGGTTGTAACAGCAGCACTAATTGCATAACTAGCTCTGCCTTGTTTTGCGAGGGGAAAGCCGTCTACCATCGTAGCAGCGGCACTGTTTGCGCCAGGTATTCCTAGCAGAATAGCAGTAAAGCTGTCGCCTGTAGTACTAGCAGCGACAACTGCCATTAAAAATATGACTCCTAGATAGGGTTCATGAGCAAAGTAACTTATTACACCGAATAATGCAATTAAACCTGTTGTTGCACCAGCACTCGGAACAATTCCGATTATTAGTCCATATAGGACTCCGCCCATAAGGGCAGCTACCATTTCTATCATTATTTGTACGTTGTAATAAATATATCTTTATGTTTTGAGTGTTGCTTCCAACTTAAGTTATGAACTTGCGCAAAGGATAGGATGAGATCATTTTGTTCTTCTATTTTATAACGCATCTCAACGTCATTCTTATACCAGTCGTAATTAGGGTATGTAATGTCCCAGCCTCCGGCTTGTTTCCACCATAGAAAACTTTCCCAGTTTTCTCTATAGATTAGCATTATCCAATCATCTGGATATTGTAATCTAATTTCTTCTAAATAGTAAGCCCACTCGTGACTTAATAGTAGCTTACATTTCTCACGTTCAGAGAAAGGAGCTAATAAATTATCTTCTGAAAGGTTACAAGAAAATTCCATTCCTGTTCCAAAATACGCCTCAAGATGCCCATTAAAACCGTGATGTTTATAGACACGGTGAGAAGCACGATCTGATACATTGTAATCACCAGAGTCTTTTATTTCTCTAGCGATCCCACTCCATCTAGATCCCGGCACTCCACAGAAAAATATTTTATCTGGCAACGTAGTCAAACTTTATCCTTCCATTATCCCCTTCTCTAACGTTTTCAATATTATAGTTAAACATCTCAGCATAGTGTTCGATTAAAGGCATAGTCCACCTATCAAACCACTCAAGTTTAACTCCATTGCCAAAGGGTTTGTTAGGATTAACTTTAAAGCACATACGACCTTTATCCTCAAGCAGAGTCGCAACTTTTTTCATCCTGTCATCAACCCATTTCGCGTCATAAAAGTTAATTGATCCAAAACAAATTATTAATGGATATTTTTGGTCAGGACAAAAATCAAGGATATCCATGACAAGATCAGCCTTTAGGTTAAAAGGATCAAGCCCAGTAACTAGTCCGTATTTCTTAAATTGGTTGTCTCCACAACCTACGTCTAATACATATTCCGCTTTTTTGACTAACTCTATTACGTGTTGATCATTATCGTTGCTTACATAGTCGTAAGCAAAGTAGGTTTCAAGATTCTGTATCATGAATATACAATTGAATTAATGCGTAGTGCATGATTTTTAGAAGATCTTTCCTCGCATTAGCTGCTGTGCCTTTTCTGCCGTAACGTTGTGCATATTTAAGGATGTTGCCAATACAAAAACCCGTTCCATGACCTGCTTCTATGGCGATTTCTGTAGCTTGATATTTATTTTGAGAATAGTGTTGATCGTAAGTAGAATTAATATAAGTAGCAAACTCGTTAATTAACTCTTCTTCGTTGTATTTATAAAGAAGTTCTTCGATATCATCAAATTCAAACTCATGGTCGTCATACCCATTCCAGTCCTCATCTTCTTCCTCAAAAGGTGTATCAGGTATTCTAACCAAAGTTCGTTCTGTGTGTGGAGCACCAAAAGGCCGTTCATATACAGTTTTACCACCGTCAGGCGATTCATAAATTTTACTGTTTGGATGTGGCGCTTCTACCGTAGTAGCATTAGGGTGATCTCCATAATCAAAACCAGTTAATGTTTTATACTGGTGTTTCAATGTACTAATCGTAGTATGAATATGTCCGGTATCATGAGGTTCAATTTGTGTTTCTAAATCTTTAATTTCTTCTTCGAGAAATCGTCTTCTCATAAATCTTTCATGTCTCTCTTGTATAATCAATTTACCCTCTTTTTAATTGCTTCTAAGAGCTTTGCTAAGTTCTCTTTTTTGTTAAGATTAGTACCATCCACACGAATATCAAGAATTTCTTCTAAATCTCTTAACATGATTTTAACTGTTTGGGATTTATCTCCATCGTTAATCTCAGGTTTTTCGTATATTTTTAATTGTACTAACTTACTTATAACACTTCTATAACCTTTTGAGAAATGTGAAGCTAATTTGTATACGTCTTTAACATCGTCATCTGTATACATTTTTATCAGTTCAGCTTCTTGCTCGTCGTTCCAGGCTTTTACGCTCATTTTCACTCCAAATCTAACTCTAATTGAGTATTCCATATATATCTTTTTGCTACTAGCTCACTTGCTTCTTCTAGAAGTGGTAGCAGGGAACTTACCTCATCAGCAGGTATAGAAAAACCTGTTTTAGTAGGAAACCATTGTCCGGTATCCCCGTCCATTGAATATTCTCTGATGTGTAAATATAGTTTATCCCTAAATTCATTTACTGTTACTTTAACTGCGTTTCCGTTAGGTTTGTGAAAAGCAGTGCCAAAATCTACATTCATATTGTAACAATTTCATTGCTGTTAATAAATTGAATTAATCCTTTATGTATTGGATATGCTTTAAATATTTGTACAAGAGCATATCTAGTCTTATATTTTGAATTATTTATCAATCCGTGTTTAACCTTATCGGGATCAAAAATTATGCTTTGTCCTTTTTTAAGTAAAATATTTTGTTGCTCATCTTCAAATTGATAAGTATATATAAAATCCTCATCATCGTTTAGAGCTGTAATAATTCTAAGCCTATAATCCTCTTGAGCTTTAGCTTGATCGTTATTACCATCAGTGTGTAACTTAATAATCTGTTGAGGTTCTGTTTTGTGTATTCTAACTCTTGTTGTTTCTAAGAAAGAAAAGTAATCTGCAATATTTTTTACCTCTGGAATCTTATAATATAGCTGTGTATACATAAAATCATTAGGCTCTTCGATAGGATTTGATCTATAAAAATCATATACACTTCCAGACTCACTTTTGACCGCTATCGCAGAACAAGTATCTTTTAAATCATAATCTGTATGATTTTTAAATTTTAACTTATCTAACCATTCATTTCTAAATGTAATTTGTGTTTTAGGAATTATTAACATAGTTTTTAATCTGAACTCCTTCAACAGGTTTATCCAGATAATCTTTGCCTAAGATCCAAATATCTGGATTTTTTTCGGTAAGTTGGCTAATCCAATTATTATAACAATCCTTTACCCCTTGTAAACCTCTCACATATTGAGCATTAACTGTGTGAAATGCATTACTCCACCAAATAATACTTTGCTCTTCAGGAGTAATTTTACTTGTAATTTTTTCTGGTGTTTCGCAGATATCAACATGCACATAAGAGTGTTTAAGTTGTTTATATTTGTCCCAGTGATCCTTAATATCTTTTTCAGATCCCCACCAACTGATTTCTCTTTGCCAAAGTTCTTTTCTTGAAAGATTCTGAGTTTCGACTCCTCCTGTCTCACTGAACTGATATTTATTCAACGCCCAAGACACAAAATCAGGATAATCTTCTCCATCCCATTGTGTTACTAAAAGTTTTTTGAAAGCGAGAGAGGGTTTACTATAGTCATAAAAAACTATCTCTGTATCATCTTCAAAACCAAATGTGTTTAAAATCATGTTTGGTTTAAAACTAGCAGCCACACTATAAAGTTTTTTAACAGGTTCTTTTAAAGGTACATACTTTAAATCTTTATAGTTTTCAGTATTCCATAAAAAAACACACTGAGGAGCGAACTCTACAATGTTATTAATCCAGTTTAATTGTTTTGATAGCTCTTCTGCACTTGAGGTAGGATATAGATATTGTTTTGTTTCTCTAATTCTGGGATGAAAGTTATATACAGTTAAGTCATTTGCAAGAGATGTATTAATAAAATTCCAACCGTCTACAAGAGGAGTGCAGATAGTAAGTTCTTCTGTAGGTGCTAAAGAAAGAGGTGTGTAGTCATCGTGGATGTCTTTAGCGTGCCTTTTTGCTTTAACTACAAACTCTTCTCCAGAGTTTTTATCCCCAAATACAGGTTTATCAAACTTTTTATAGTAATCTAAGTTTACAAGCATACATTGTTTATGCAGACCATAATAACCTTCATCGCCACTAGGATTATTTATATTAACTTTATTTTTATCCATAATATGCCCAGTAACAAAGAAGTTTTGTTTTTCAATCCACTTTTCAATGTGATTAAAAAATGTAGCCTCCATTATAATGTGTCCTACAGATTGCACTATACAATACTCTACATTATGTTCAAGGGCTTTATCTAGAACAGCATTAACAGACTTTTCAACAATTATCGGCCCAAAGTATTTGAACCTAGTAAAAAATTCTGTTATTTCTTTGAATTTTTGTGATTTTGTAAGGTGTTTTGAAAACTCTGTATCATCATATATTCCGACAACGTAATTTTTATTTAGTCCCATTTTTCGCATAACTGCGTTCTACTAACTCTTCATATTCTTTTGTTCTAGTACCATGAACGATTATATGATATCTATCAATATCAGTTTTATTATATACAGCATGAGGATTACCTACGTCTAGTAGTATTGCTGAACCTGGTTTAAACGGTACAAAACCAGAGTGACCTTTCATTTTCATAGCGCACCCCTTAGGGTTATTGAGGGCTATATTTATTGGGGATAATTTAGAATCAAATGTGTCAACATGAGGAGTAATGTAACCTCCAGCTGCTAATAGCATAAAACGCACTCTGTAATAAGACTTAAACGGAAAGTGGTTCTTAAAAAAATCATAAGTTACAGGACATCTATCAACTATATCTGTCCAATTATAGGGAGCCTCTTGATTGGATTTATAACCATACTGCTCAAAATGATTAGTTTTTTCTGCACTTATACCATGAATACACAGACTGTGCCATCCTTTGTGTCTATATGCTCCCTGATCTTCGTCTCTATGAGGCACAAATCGATCTCTTAAATTTACAGCTTCATTGTACATTTCTTCGTGTGGAAAAGCTATATCTAACTCTAACCATGGTAAATTACTCTCATCAACAATCCATTTAAAACCAGCCAAGTTTTACCCCATTATGAGCGATAATAAAAAAGCAAGCGACCATATGAGTAATAACCCATATTGTGCGTATGATAGCTGCAATATCACTTTCATGATTTTCTCCTATTTTACTACCGATAGTTTTAGCCCAGATCCTCCAAAGTTTTTTCATCAATACATATCCAACAAATCTTCGTCAAAGGCAAAACTTGTTCCACACCCACAAGATGCTTTTGCTCCTGGGTTTGTTACTTTAAGCATTTTATTCATTCCCTCTGTGTAAAGATCGACTTCTGACCCATATAAGTATTTAACACTCATATCATCTACTAAAGCAGGAGGACTTTCACTAAATAAAATATCATGCTCTTCTTGGTAGTTTGCAATATCGAGAAGATAGTTAAATCCTGAGCACCCTCCTCCTTCTATACCTAGTCTAAAATATTGCCCCTCTTCAAGATTTTCGGTGATAAAAATTTGAGCTTTAGGACTAAGAGTTGGTAGCTTACCTGTAAAAGTATTATCAATAGTAGGAGCATGACCATGAAAGTCACTTAGTATTTTCTGATCTAAATTATTTCTATCATTTGTTTGTCTTTTCATTACAGCCTGAGCTAGCCGTGCGACCTCACTTTCGTCTAGTTGAGCTTCTAAGTCTGAAAAAAACTTATCCAAATCTACTTCTGATTGTTCTGTCTCTGTTGTTGACTTCATTTAAAACCCCTTCATACATTTGCGCTACGTTATCCCACGTATTATTTAGAGGGATATTGTCTAATCTGTCATACAAATCTTGTTTATTATGATGATGATAAATATATTTTAATACTTGTTCTAAATGTTGTCCAGAAGGTTCATTTATAAATGTGTGAGTGCTCATCATAGTCATAGCATCACCAGGTTTTGAAGCGAATACTCCAGGATCTGTGATGTTAACATTTTGTTGTTGAACGGGTAGTTTTAATCCTATTTCATCAGGAATAAAATCATCTGTCGGTCCTCCTACAGGTACAATTGGTAATAATCCACACGCCATACCTTCTTGTACATGCATACCAAAACCTTCTGCCCTATAAGGGTGAACTAATACATTTGAACTTTTATAAATGTTAGCCATGTCTTCTTCACTGATATTATTATCAATGTAGATAACTTTTGCACAATCTGTTTTATATTGCATCTTAATTACTTCATTTAAGATATTATTTTTACCATAAATATTCGAGTTGTCTTTAATAATAAGAGAACACTTATCATATCTTTTAAAGCATTTATGCCACGCGTTTATAACTAGATCTAAACCTTTTCTCCACTGAGAATTACCTACATAAACAAAATTAAACTTATTAGGGTCAACACCAAATTTTGCTGTAACATCAGATTTATCTTTATTAAAAACTTCTTCATTGAAGCCATTTGGTAGTACAAAACAATTATCAGGTTTTAAACCCCCTTTAGTAAACACATTTTTGATATAATTACTAGGTACAATTAAGGCATCTGCAAATGTTTCAAATTTATATTGCCACTCAAAAGGAGCTTTTGGGTATTCCCAAGGCTGGATATAGATTATTTTTGTACCATCACTTTTAGGCCAGTTCCAAACAGGAGGATAAGAGTGCCTAATCTGAACATCAACAACTTTTTCTCCTAAGTCTTTTTCTTCTAACTTTTTTATATCGCTTATTTGATCAATTGTAATATTAAATTTAGAATCATACTCGTCAAGAGCGGTAATATACACATCAAACTTTTTTGCTAATCTAGTAGCGATATTTCTATTTATGATAGTTAAAGAATGATTATCATAAAATTTTCCTACAAATTCTACAATCATTAGTAAGCACTCCCTAGATATTGCGAAATATAATCTTCAACATTAGCTGAAGGAATAGGTTCTAGTTTAGGCCACTGAGCACCACCTAGTCCTGATGTTTTAAAATCTTTTAGTTGATCGTAGTTTGACATATCAACTTGTGCCCAAATCTTATAAAAAGGGTCTTCTTCTACAATGTCTGAATGTCCAATATTATTGATTTTTTGATGTAGTTCATCATCAGGTCTACACAGGCTCCAATGAATTGCTACTAGAGGAGACATAATTCTATTATCTCCTGACGCAGATTTATCTGTCCATCTAGCGTATGTAAAAGTTGAATCTTTAGAGGTGGCGAAACCTTGATTTTCTCCCATAAAAGGAGAGCCGTCATCGTTAGCTATCATTAAAGTTACAGATTCGTCATCATCTGATACAACTTTATAAGGAGTTGTCCAAGTCATACAAATATCTTTTTCATGCCTATAGTCTTCTACGATTGGGCAAAAATTATAAAAGAAATCTTTGGCGTTTACTAACATTTCATCCGCGTCAAAAGAAAAAACCCAGTCATGAGTGCACTCTCCTTTTAGAAAGTTTCTTTCAAAGTTGTCGTTTTCAATCGCGACATCAGATTCATGAAAATTTCCTTCTACGATATTAATTTTAGAATCACCATCAAGAGCACTAAGTTCTGACCAAAGCTTTGTTTCATCAATTTGAAAAGAGTTACCACTCCAGCTAATTCTATCCTGATCAATACCTAAAACAATCTCATCTACATAATTATAGTAAGTTTTGATACTGTCTGCTAAAAATCTATTAGCATCGTAACTTATGAGTCCAATTACACTTTTTTTAATCATTTTTTGGCAGCACCTGTAGTTTTAGTAGTGACGTTAGCTTTAGGAACTGTTTTTGGTTTAACTGCGGCTACAGATTTTTTCTTAAACCCAATCATTGCGACACCACTATAGTAGTTAAAAGAGTCACTCATACTATTAGTTACTCTATACTCTTTAAAAGTTTGTGTGACTTTGTCAGCGTGTTTAAGAACCGCTGCATTTAACAATTCTGCATACATTTTATCTGATTGCAATGTGAATACTACAACAGAGTCAGTAGCTAAAGACGGTACGACAAGATTAAAAAAGTCATCATACGTCTGTTCTGTAACAGGAGTAACATCAAAATGCACAACGTCAAACTTTGGTTGTTTAGACCAATCTACCTCTTCAAAAGCACTTTGAATGATTTCAATATTATCTGTGTTAAGTCTATCTTTCTCATTACGGTAAATATGTAAATTAGCTTCTAAATGAGATTTCATGTTATCCCAAATAAAACCTTCAGGTGCCCACTTTGGAGATTCTCTATCATCATAAAGATAGTGCTCTACTCCAACTGCTTTTACTGTAGGGTTATCAAATAAAGCAGAAATTAATGTAGCTCCTTTATAAACTCCTACTTCTAAAAAATTTATATTAGGTTTAGAGCAAAGGTTATTGAGTAAGCATCTTTGTCTAATAGTTGACAAACCAAATAGTCTATTACGCTCTCTATCTGTGGGTTTACCTTTTTCTCTATCAGCCATCTTCAAGGCATCAAGGCAAAAATCTTTGTTGATTTTTCCATTAAGTTGTGACATTATTTTTCCTTTCAAGAACGTAAGCATCTATAAAATAAAACGGTATGTAAATAACTAATAAAACTAAACCAAATACTATACTTGGTATAAAAAACAAAATAGCACTTGTAAATAGCCAAAACATAACTAAAGCTGTTATGAACGGTCCTGCTTTCTTTCTCTGTAAATTGATTGATTTTGTTAAATCTTCTTTCGTAATAAACACTTTATCCATTTTTAATCTCTTTGTCCAGCGTTTTATAAAATTTTGAATTGCCCCATTTCGCCTGTAATCTAGCCAGGTTCCTAGCTTCCATCTGAGCTTTGTTGTTGTCTTTTATTCTCTTTGTGTCTCTAGATTCGTGGTGAAAGAGTCTAACTGGGATCTGATATATACGTTCACCGGCTTCTCTTCCTCGAAGGCAGTAATCCACATCTCTGTTGTATGTCCATTCGTAGCTAGGGTCGAAATCCCCAACCTTGTCAATAAAGGATCTTCTGATATAGCATCCTCCAAAAGTAGTCCATGCAACTTCCCTAACTTTATCGTATTGACCTCTATCGAGTTCCAGCTCTTCTTTAAATTTTGTCCCGTTTTCAAGAAAGAGACCGCTTCCGTAGTGATCTGGTCTTTTATCAGAGAATCTCCCTCCTGCGCATTGTATGTAATACTCGCCCTCGTCATTTCTTGCGGGGTACAAAAGTAAGCAACCAAACATTCCTGCTTCTGGGTATTCTTCAACATGGTTTAGAACCTCCTTAAACCAATCCTCATGGTGAGGAGACATATCCGCGTGTAAAATAAATATGTCATCTTCTGGGTACTGTTTCCACATTTTTTGAAACATTAGATCACAGCCTATTCCTGCTACGTCACGTTCATAATGACTATTCAGCATCCAGTTAGTATTTTTATGATGTTTTATTTCTTCCTCAAAAACATAAGGAGTAATAACTTTAACACTCATTTTAAGCTCTTATGTATACTTGAAGGTAAATTTTTAGGGGATTCGTATAGACCGACAAGCGGTGCTAATATAAACAAGAAACCGAACCAATAAGCAGTACCAAACTGACTAATAATAACATAAGGCTGTTCTGCTGGCATTGCACCGCAATACATCAACGCGAAAAAATCAATTACAAATAACCAAACGCACCACTTCCAAAATGGTCTATACCTACAACTCCTTATTGGGCTTTTATCTAACCAAGGCAAAGCAGCAAAACTTATAATAGCACCGCCCATAGCTAAAACTCCAAAAAGTTTATCTGGTATAGCTCTTAAAATAGCATAAAAAGGAAGAAAATACCATTCAGGCACGATGTGAGCAGGAGTTACTAAGGGATCTGCTTTAATATAATTATCTGGATGACCTAGAGCATTAGGTAAGAAAAATAACATAAAGGCAAAAATTGTGAGAAATACTACGCTTGCAAACAAATCTTTTTGAGTCATGTAAGGAGCAAAACTAATCGTATCTCTAGTATCCTTTGGCTCTACACCTGTTGGGTTATTTGACCCTGTTATATGTAAAGCAATGACATGGAAAAGCACCACACCAACAATACCGAAAGCAATTAGCCAGTGTAAAATAAACGCTCTGTTTAAAAAAGCATCTCCAACACTAAAGTCTCCCCAAAGAAAAATGACAATACTCTCTCCAATAAAAGGAATTGCACTAAATAAGTTTGTAATAACTGTTGCACCCCAAAAACTCATTTGTCCCCAAGGTAAAACATACCCTAAAAAGGCTGTAGCCATCATCATGAGGAATATAATTATACCAAATATCCACATTAGTTCTCTTGGATTTTTATAGCTACCGTAGTACAAGCCTCTAAACATATGAATGTACACTGCGATAAAGAAAAAACTAGCCATGTTCATATGTATGTATCTAATTAACCAACCATGGTTAACGTCGCGCATAATTCGTTCGATACTGTCAAAGGCAAGAGCTGTGTCTGCTTTGTAGTGCATACCTAAAATAACCCCCGTGATTATTAGAGTAATAAGACAAATCATCAATATACCTCCAAAACTATATAAATAGTTTAAGTTTCGAGGCACTTGAAAAACAACGTATTCCTTTAATAAAATTCTTGGGAGAGGTAAACGATTATCGATCCATCCAAGAACTCCTGTAAAAGGAGAACCACCAACTTTACTTGTTTTTACAGGTTTATAATCTTTTTCATCCATCACAGCTCTACTTCTTTCCAATCTATATTCTCAAAACCCTCGTCACGAGACATATTAATCGCGTGTGCTTTGACTTTACCTTTCCAGTTTATGTCATTAATTAATACTCGCCCTGTGTCTGCAAAACCCATGATTAACATATCCCAGGGAATACCTGCGTTTCTTAAAGCATTCTCAGTAATTTCTCTTACACTTTCTCTTCTGCCCGTAATCAAAACAATTCTGTTACCTTTTTCTTCCCATTCCTTAAATTTTTCAACTACTCCAGGTAGTATCTCAGGAGAAGTGTGCGCTAAGTCATAATGACCGTTGCGCACATATTTAAATATAGTTCCGTCAATATCACAAATTACTGTTTTCATTTTTATCCACTCACATAAATCCCTTTACTTGGTCTGTAAAAATGCTTTTGGTTATGAATTTTACCTAATACTTCTCTAATTATATCAATTTCAGTGTCTATCATTGTTTTACTATTCTCTTTTTTAACCGTTTCTCTACGCTGTACAAGTCTTCCCAAACGATATTTAAGAGAGTGCTCAATCCAATATATATCATCTACATCAAATTTCCATCTATCAATATTAGGCTTGTTCATTTTCTTTTTCTCGTAAAAATTCTATTTTTTCTTCCATCCATTGCTTTACAATTTTTTCTTGTTCCGTAAGGTCTCGTGACTTAAAAATTTCTATTTGCGCTAAGAAAATAAATTTTTGCGCCCAATCAGTACTATTTAGCATCATATTAACTTCTCTGTCCATGTTTTAGGAGTTTGTTCGGTAACAAACTCAATAGGAAGGTGATATTCAAAGTCTCTAACTATAGGCTTAATCCAATTAACCATCTCTTTGATAGTTTGATCAACGGTAATTGTTGAGTTATAGTTCCACTGCTCTCTAACTTTTTGACTAGAGCAAAAAGCGTTTTTAACTTCAGCAGGTCTATCAGGAAAATGCTCAAGGTTAGGATAAACTGAACAATGATGACCAATTTTGTAAGCTAGGTCTTTAATACTCATTTCATTATGATCAGGTCCGATGTTGTAAACCTGGCCAGTAAGATCTGTTCTAACACTACACATCATAGTATATATAGCTTTAATACAATCATATACATCTGAAAACGACCTTTTTTGTTCACCATCACCATATACAATAATAGGCTTACCTTGTAATACTCTACTGATCATAATACCGACAACGTTTCTAAAAGGATCATAATATCTTTGCCCTACACCAATAACGTTGTGAGGAACTACTGTAAGATAATTAAGACCGTGTATGTCATTTAAGATTTTTAAATGATCTTCGGCTTGAACTTTTGCTAAACCATAAGGATCAACAGGATTAGTGGGCATGTCCTCTGTAAAAGGAGGATTGCCATCTCCGTATCTAGCCATTGAGCTACAGTTAATAAAAAGTCTTACATTATTGTCAATAGCAGCTACAGCTGTTGAAAGAGTGCCTGAAACAATACTTGTTGCAGTAATGGTTGGAGAAAATACACTAAGTCCTTCATACGGAAGAGAAGCAGTGTGAAAAACAACTTCACATCCTTGCATAGATTCTTTCATTAAATCTGTGTCTAATATGTCTCCTTTGATATACGTAGCAAGTTCTGGAACGTTACCATCTACCCCGCCAATCATATTATCAATACCAATTACTTCATGG